GATAGTCATATACGCCTCTCTTAGCAACTAGATCCACAAGAAGTGTTTCTACAACTCCTGAAATCTGCTGTCTCGTGAGTGCATCGTTTGGTTCAAATACGAACGGACGAGCAGAAAGAGTCAACTGACGACGGAGATAAGCAACAAGTCTTGCGACATTAATTCTATCAAGTGCTGATTGTGAATTAAAGCTTGATTTGTTACCGTAGTTGAGCAATCCGTTACCTGTAAAGAATACAAGTGGATTGATCTGATTGGTATAAAGTACATCGCGGATACCAACTCGTGTCTTGATCGGCACAAACTCACCAGTTGTTGAATCGATGTAACCGATAGCAGTTGCGTTGTCAATGACACCGCGACGAGTACCAGCAGGTGCTAACCAAGGGAAAGCAATAGTATCGTTGCGTAGAATTGTTCTAATCATCATGTGTGATGGGGGAACTGCTACAAGATTACCGCTTAGATCGTTTGTTAGACCTGAAGGATAGAACAGACCCATATAAGTGCTACGAGTTACTAGCCCTTCTTCACCTGTTGATGTTGCACCAGCAGCATTAGTTGCCCAAGCCTGAATTTCCGTAGCATTGTCAGCTAGTCTCATTGGTGTATCACCGATGACAAAGCCTGTTTCGCCACGGTCAGCATTAAGAACAATCATGTTAGGTTGCAATTCAGGATAATTCGGAGTTGCAATTAAGTTGAAGAAGTTGTCTTCATCTCGAATTGCAGTGTTACTATCAATCGCTGCACGAAGTGACTGAACTACCATATTACGCTGTGCCTTGCGACCCATATAAGGAGCACCATTTGACTGTAGCCCACTCACTGAAACCCATGCGTTCTTCTCTGTTGGAAGTGATTGATCAGGGAAGCTAGTTGAATTGAAGTAATTTACTGCAAATTCCTTAACATTGTAGCCTGAACGACGAGTGTTAAACAGCAACATGCCTACTGGATAAAGTGCATCATCAGGAGCATCAAGATCCAAATAGTTGCTTGTTAGCAATGATACGATTGTTGGAATCGGATCGTCTACTGGATTTGTTGTACCATTAATTGCCCAACGAGCATCTGCAAACACTACACCTGAAGCACTAGTTTGGTCAGCATTATCAATTCTTACCCAAACATCTTCAGCATTTACTGACTGCCAACGATTGATAATTGGATAATTTTCTAGGTCACTAGTATCAATCCAAATGTCACCGTATACGAGTGCAGTACCGTCACTCTGAGTTGTTGGCTCGCTTGCGCTTACAATTGGTCCATTAGGATCAGTTGTATTTACGCCTGATGGTAGAGGGAAACCATTGCTATCATAGTTAACATTCTTGTATCCTCTCCAGCCTGCTGAAGTGTTGACCAAAATATCAACTTCGTCAACAACTGAGTAGAACCAATTTGTGCCGTTAGCAGGAGCTGTATTAGGAGCACCTTCATTAGCGGTCATTTCAAACTCTACCCAGTTAGAAAGAATTGTTCTATATGTAGCAGCGCCTGTACCCGAAATATAAGTAACTCCGGTAACGGCGCCGGTGCTAACTTCAGTGACAATAACTGATAAGTCATTGGTTCCGGACTCTCCGCCTAAATCTGCGCCGTCAATAGTAAGAATATCACCTACTGAGTAACCGCTACCGGCTGTAGGGATATTACCTGAATCGACCCAGTATGTTTGGTAGTTATTAGTTACAGAGATTTCGCATCCTGAACCAGGACTTGATGTTGTAGCGGCTGTAAAGGTTCTTGCTGAGAAGGTTCCTTCTTTAACTCCGATAGTGCTACCGGGAGTCAATCCAATTTCTTCGATTACGCCATTTGAGAATCCATCTGACAAGTGATCGTTCAATTGAATTACGCCACCCTCAGTATGAGTTATTACGATTGCACCTGAAGTTCCAACACTTGCTGTAGTGTTAGGGATACCAGCCGCTGACCATGCAGTTACGAAGTCAGTTGCATCTGCATTATTAGGAATAGAGATTGTATATGCAGTGCTAATAGATTGTGATCCTGGAACAGATACCTGAACGAAAAGATCGTATGGTCCAACCGCGCCTAAGTTAGCTGAATTAAACTCCGGATTAGTATTTTCACCGACTACAACAGTAGCACCGGTTGCAATTCTTTCCCAATAATAGACAGGACCTAAGTTATATCCAACATTGCTTCCGGATGTGGTGCAATAGTCATACTGTGCATACACTGTTCCGGCTGGAATATTCTTACCACCAGTTGAATCTAGAGTGTAAATCATTTCCCAATCGCTAGTACCGTAATTTACGGTCTTAGCAACAAAGCTTTCGATAACACTATCATATTCACTGATTGATACATTTAGACCGTTGCCAGCTGAGCCAACCTTAATCCAAACTGAACCAGTAGGATGTGGTACAGTTTGACTTGCTTGCCATAGTGGCTGTTGTGCAGAAGTACCATATGCTAGTTTTGGTTGATAATATACACCTGCTGTAATTCCTAAATCAGCAAGAATAGTACCGGTACCCGAAATAATAATTTCAGGATCAGATGTATCACTGTACAATTGTCCAGTTTGCTTTGAGTAGATTGTTAGTTTTCCACCGATAGACTCCGCAGACAGATAAGTCCAGCCGAAAGCGTTAATATCATTAACGAGATTACTGACCGTGTCTCCTGCGCCAACTGTGATAGTAGCGAGTACGTCCGTAGATTCACCAACAGCAATAGTTAATGTATCGCCGGCAGTTAGTGTAGGATTTGAATTAGAACCTTGTACGGTTGGCCATGAATCTAACCAGCCGGCGCTTCCTATTCTTACCCAAGTATTACTTGGTGTCTTGTAGAAGAATTGTCCAGCAGATGCAGCAGACGGGAATGAGTAAGTTGGAATTGCATTTACTGCATACTCACCAATGTTACCGATGCTGTTAAGTGGAACGCCACCTGACAAATTATCCGAATCAGAAATTACGATTGGAACTTGAAGAACAAACTGACCGGTAGTTGAGTTAAACTCATAGATTCCCCAAGTTGAACTAGTAGTGTCTAGCCAATATGTGCCGTCAGTTGGAGCTCCGGCTGGGCGCCCTGTTTGACCTACAAGACTAGCAAGGTCAATGTCCGCTCTAAGAGTGTAGATTGTGTTAGTTGAACCCAAAGCAGAATACGCTGCTAATAGACCATATTCATTCAATTCGTATCCCTGAATCGGGGTACCATTTGAGGTAGAATAGAAGAATGGGTTACCGTATAGAGTAACAAGATCACGCTGACTAGTGACACGATACAACTTACCCGCATTTGCTGCGGTTGTTGCTGAGGCTACACCGGTTGAAGTAGGATCGGCTTTATTCTGTGCTGTAGCAAGCAGAATGAATGGGATTGAATTTGTTGGGGCTGGAAGATACTGACTTTCATCAATGACTGATACTTCTACGCCCGGGGATACTAGTGCCATATTAATTTTCCTTTGTATGATTGTGAGGTTTACCACCTGTCACAGATACTTTTGATACCTGCTCTAATGTTATTTATTGTATATTATTAAAAACACCGGATTAGCTGACCTTTAAAGGTAAAAATGAATAAATAATCATATGATCAAAAGACCCATGTGTAAAGAATGTAATAGAAACTTTTCAGCTATAAACTATATCCGAAAAGGTAAAACCTATTACCGAAGTATATGCGATAGCTGCGGGAAGAAGCGGGCTAAAAAGAAACCTCAATCACACAGTTGGGAGAAGGCTGGATACAAAAAAAAGCCACACTGTGACTTGTGCGGCTTCAAAAGTTTATATCCTAGTCAAATGACCGTCTTTCACATTGACGGTAATCTGACTAATGTGGCGTTTAACAATTTACGAACCATTTGCCTCAACTGTGTTGAAGTAGTCAAGAAAAAAGAAGTCACTTGGAAACGAGGTGACTTAACGGTTGATTATTGATTCTATCTGAGTATGTAGATAGTCAATCGTTCCGTTGTTATCGATGTGATGGTCATAATCTAAACCAACGCTACTATATTCGCTGGCGTGAACTTTATATTCATTCTCAAGTAGATTCCGCAGCACATCCTTCATGTCGGTGTCAAGTTCTTTATTGTGATTTACAGCTACTGGCAACCAGTAAGGATCCTCACCGCGATGAGTCCTAAGTGTGATGCCGCCTGCATTCTTGATAGCGTGAACTTCATTAGCAAAGCGGCAATCAGTGATTACGATATCATCCTTGATGCCCTGCAAACGATTCTCTACGCTTGCTACCCAAATGTCATTATGAAAACTCTTGCGGGCGACATCTGTTCCCCACTGCTGCAACACCCAACGGGGAGTCAGATTGGGGATGCCCAATCGTTCTGCCCACCAAGTATCAACTTCTTCTCGCCATTCACGGCTAGCCTTAGTTGAGCCTTCAAGAAGTTCGCGGTCCCAGTTAAAGATAACTGCAACAGCATCCTTAAGTGTACCGGCGAAGCTCATGCGCTTGAAGCCGTGAAATGTGCAAAGATAGTCAGCGGCTGTATCTTTGCCGCTACCGATGAGACCTGTAATTCCTATTATCATTCTTACACTATAACATAAGAAGTAAGTATTGTCAAGCCTTAATCTACGAGTAGGTCGCCGATGATTAAATTCATTTGCAGATTACCGATTTCATCACGCAGGTTTTCTTCTTGGTCAGGTGTCAAGGTGCCTTCAGTGAGTCCTTGATTTAGTTCGTCAACAAGCTTAGCAATAGTTTCTCTATCGTCAGGCATTAACCTTGAATCCATGTGAGTGGTTGTGAATAATCTTGATACTTACGCAAGTCATCAAGCAATGTTTCTTGTGCAGCTTTACCCTCTGCCTTCATAGCGGCACCATTCAAGCTTGTTCCTCCGCCGGGACCGGCGATTGATTGAAACTTTTCACGAGCCTCGCCGATGATACTTTTGAGATTGGCAAGAATAAAGTCACCAATCCAAACGCCAGCACCTGGATCCTGCAATAGTTCAAGTTCGGGGCGCTGTACATCTGCCCAAATGAGAACACGCTCTCCGGTTCCTTTAAAATCACGGACAACTTTCAATACCTTCGTTACTGGATTGAAGGTGTAGTTAAGATAACCACCAAACATTCTTGCAGTCAATTCGACATAGCTTGCATAGAAATCGTATGTAGCTAAGCCACCGGTGTAGTTGTAATTCAGCAGATAGGTGTTGAGAATTGCGCTTGAGAACGGGTCAAACGATGTTGAACTCGGTCCGGTTTCAAGACCTACTGTCCTACGATATAGGCAACGAACATTTATAAATTCGCTAGGAAGTGTGTACTCGTAAACATTCTTTTGTACTGTAAAGAGCGTATAGGACTCTATGTTAGCGTTTTGCGCTCTTTGTCTATAAAGCTTGATAGCATAGTTATAGGCTGCTTCGTAGTGCTGCGGATCAAGTTCTAGATCAATGATATCCCCACCCAATCGTAAACGAAGGTTCTCAAAGAGCCCTTGTTTATATTCTTCTAAATCTAAATTATTTGGGGTTGCTAGTAAATCTGCGGCCATAGTCGTTTCCTTATATGTTTATTTATCAGGAACCGACTATGACCTCTATTCTCTGCCCTACAGATCACCAGCTTGACGGTTCTCGCTGTAGTGAGCATCAAACTTGCCGCCAGGATAGCGTGACTCTAGCTTATTTACATTTTCAGCAAGTACTAAGTTAGGGTCAAGTCCAAGTGCGTTACAAGCATTAGCCCAGTACCAAGCAATGTCACCTAGTTCACGCTTCATATGATAGATAGATTCCTCATTAAGGGGCTTACCCTGGAAGAGAATCTTCTTCACAATCTCCTGAAACTCTCCGCCTTCGCTACCAAGACCAGTGCTTGCAGTCATAAGCAATGCAAGATTGACATTAGTATTAGCGTCAAGCTCCTTGAGGTGCTCAATGAGTGCAGTAAGGTCCTTACTTTGGTCACTGCATACAGAGAGGACAAAATCTGCGTACTTGTTTAGGTCGATATTATTCATGTTTTTCCTTTTAAAATGCCTTGAGAATAATCATTCCGATATTGAAGCGACCATTCGGTACAGCCTCAACCGCCTTAATCTCACTGAAATACTTACGAGCAGCAGGCTTACTACCCATGATAGCTTTAATCTGTTCAACGGGCTTGCGAAGCGTCTTCATACCGCTTTCCTTCTTGTCAAACCCGATGATAGAGTTACCCTTGACCATCAGACACTTGCTATAAGCGTCTGCAACATAGTGATGCATCTTGCGCTTAGCAGTGTCATAGACCCAAGCTTCGGTGCTCTCATGAAGCTTGACGGGGCTTAGACCAGTAAGTTCAAGCTTGAGTGCATCGTCCTTAAAGGACTTGCAGTGCTTAAGCTTAGCAACAATCCGTTCAACAGGCACAGCCTTCTTAGCACGAGGCTTCTTAGCAACCTGCTTGAGACTGATGTAGCCATTAAATTCAGCAATGATATCCTCAATCAACTTGATAGCATAACGAAGCTGCATTTTGCTGTAATTAGCATATCCTTCGTTCAACTGTTCACACTTGCCAGCTTGAACTTCAAGATATTCGTTCAGCAGAGTGTTCCAACGCTTGATAGCTGATGCAAGATGCTGGGGAAGAACATTGCGGGAAGACAATGCACCGACGACCTTCTTGTCAATGCTGAAATCCTTAGAGAAACCTGAATTAACAAATTCATCAAACAGTGCTTCAATGTCGCCGAGGGCTTCATCAGCCTTTTCACGCATGATTTCCTGAATGTTGACTACCTTCTTAGGCTTCTCTTCGCCTTCAGTTTCTTCTTTCTTAGCGGTGAGTGCTGCTCCTTCAAGAGCAAGTGTTTCAATCCATTTGACAATGCCAGTCTTGTAACCATCTGGAACAAGATCAGGATTAACTTCTAGAAGATGGGCAGTGGCAGCCCAATGACTATACATATCAACCTTCCAATCGGGAAGACGATTGACCTTAGTCAAGACATCTTTGGGAAAGTTCTGCTTGATATATTCCCTAACCTTGTTGCCGCAATCTTTGCGCTCAACATCATAGTGAGCGAAGAACCTTGCCTTATCCCAGTTGTCAGTAGGCATCAAGCTAAAACGATTGACACCACGACGAGGGGCACGAGTGACCTTCTTAGTAGATTTAGCTTTGATGATTGAGGGGCGACGAGCCATATATTATCTCCTGAATTTCAGATTACTTATACACTATACAACGGTAGGCTTGAAATGTCAAGCCTTAAGTTTGTCAAAAATCATATTTTGTAGTTCGGTCTGTTCCTCAAACGAGAGGTAGAAATCTGTAGTAGGGTCCCAATACGCACCCTCTTTCGGATCGTAGTAGGTCACTCGTCCATTCGGATAATAGAACGGCCCCTCAAGACCCTTGCGAGGCTGATACTTAGTGTCACGATCACGAAGAATCTGATAACCCATCTTACTATCTCCTTGCTACATATTCACTATAGCAAAATGGGTTACCGTTGTCAACCAAAAAATAGCCTCAAATCAATGAGGCTATTTTCTTTTATCTTAGTATCGTAGTCTAATACCTATATACCCTGCTCTAGGATATGTACCATATCCCTTTGCAGTCTCATAACTTTCGTTGAAGACATTCTCTACACGCCCGGTCAATTCAAGCGATGCAGTCAATGGATAACGAGCAGTTGCGTCTACTAACACATAAGAATCAATCTTGTTTGTGTTAGCAGCGTTTTCCCAAGCCTTACCTACATAACGAATAGTTGCACCCGTTGCAAGGCCATTTGCCCATGTGTAATCGCCACGAATTGATGTAGTGTGTCGCGGACGACGGGGAAGATCTAGTCCAGTATCCTTGTCAGTAGATTCGGTGTAAGTGTAGTTTGCAGACACTTCTAAGTTAGTCATTGGAACAATAGTAGCAATGACTTCTGCACCCTGTGCTGATGTAGTACCTAAGTTACTGTAAGTATATGTACCAAGATCAAAATCAATCTGATTGTTGGTGTTGCGCTTGAAATAGTTAGCAGTAACATCAAAGCGGTCAGTGAACTTATGTGTCACTCCTACATCAAAACCCTTTGCTGTTTCTGCAAGGAGGTCTGCATTGCCGTAGTCCCCGAACAATTGATAAAGCGTAGGGGCCTTAAAGCCTTCTCCATAGCTGGCTCGTAGTGTAGTGTTACCTAATGCATATACAGCATCAGCACCGAATGTAGTTTCGTTACCGTAACCACTATGCCAATCACGGCGAGCACCGGCATTAACTGCTAGATTAAAGAGCGGTTTTGTTGCAAGTTGTGCATAGATGCTATCAATGTTTGCCTTAGCAACATCGCCACCACGCCAACCTGAGTAGTTGTAGCGTGTTTCAAAGTTATTTGCTTCATGCTCATAACCAAAAATGGCTTTACTTGAACCTAAATCAACTGTACCCTGATACTCAAATCGCTGATTAAGTCCGGCACTGTGAAAGTTTTCAGTGTTATCGGTTTCATAGTTGTAGCGATTTAACTTTACGCGGCTGTATGATGCACGATTCTTAAACTTGCCGTCAAGTAATGAAACATTAAGACCGGCATAACCACTCAGGCTATTAGTCTTTGAATACTCACCGGTATCTGCAAGAGTATAAGACGGGGGAGGAAACCCATCAAAACTAAAGCGAGTTTCTAAATAGTTACTACGCAAGTCAACAGTTACATCGTCGGAAAGACGAATACCTACCTTAGCGTTTGCTGCGCTAGCCTTGAAACCGTCACGCTCACTACCATTCGCAGCAGCAGAAATACCGTCGCTGCGTTCATGCCCGGCTCCAATAAGATAAGATACAGGGCCGACCGTATTGCTAAGGTCAGCATATGCACGAGCGGTGTCAGCATAGCCGTATTCTCCACGAACACGGCTAGTAAGATTGTCGCTAGGAGCACGAGTAGTCAAACTTACTACACCACCAACTGCCTGACTACCCCAAAGCACTGAACTGGGGCCACGCAATACTTCAATACGATCAATGTTGCCAGTAACTAAGCTACCAAAATCAAAGCCTGCCGCTGGATGTGCAACATCATTCATTCGCACACCGTCTAGCAATACTAGAGTTTGTGCGCTTTCTGCGCCGCGGATTCTAACACTAGAAACGCTTCCGGTATTTCCTGAACGGTCAATCGTGATGCCAGGGAGAGTAGCAAGTAGTTCTGCAATAGTTGCAGTTTGCCGATTTGTGATATCAGTACTATCAACAATGGTAACCTGAGTTCCAGTGTTTTCTATATTTGTTGGTGTACGTAACGCAGTAACAACAATTTCTGATTCTGCCTGAGCAGCAGTAGCAAATACTAATGCTGCGGTGGTGACAAGAAGTTTAAATGTTTTCAAAATAATTCCTTTCTTACTTGAAGTATTGTTATAACATGTTTATAGAACCTTGTCAACCTTTTATTTCGATAAATAACTATATGCCAAAGTTATCACTCTATCGTCCGAATAAACAAAACGATTATCGTTTTCTAGACAGAACTATATCCGAGCAATTGACTGTCGGAGGTACCGATCTGTATATTCACAAGTATTTAGGGCCTCAGACAGGCGATACATCGACTGACTTTACGCAACCTAATTATGATGAATTAAGTCCGCTCAATATCCAAGACTTGTTGTTCTTAGAAAACCGTGACAGAAAATATGATCCAAATATTTACAGACTTCGCGGCCACTACAATGTTCAGAACCTAGACTTTGACTTAAGCCAATTTGGTTTGTTCCTGAATAATGATATTATCTTTATCACTGTCCACTATAATGATATGATAGACATTATAGGCCGTAAATTGATGGTCGGTGATGTACTGGAACTTCCACACTTACTTGATTACAATCCACTTAATGAAACTATTCCAGTTGCATTAAAGAGATTCTATCAAATCACGGATAGTAACTATGCAAGTGAGGGTTTTAGTCAGACTTGGTATCCGCATATGTGGCGTATCAAGTGCGAACCACTTGTCAACAGTGAAGAATTTACTGACATTCTTAAAGAGCCAATCAATCAAGACAATTATCTAGGTGACTGGGACGCAACTAAGGTATATCCGCCGGGGTATACTATCGCATTTGGTGACAAAATTTACGAGTCTATCCAAGAGGTGCCTATCGGTATTAAACCTCCTGACCCCGCATATTGGGTACTCAAAGAGAACGATAGTTTAGCTAGTATTCTTTCTACATACAATAAGAATATTGCAATCAATGATGCTGCACTACAAGAAGCGCAACGATTAGTACCCAAATCTGGTTACGATACAAGCAAGCTTTACATTGTGCCTACATATGGATTGTATGATACCAATGATACCTTGTCCGGTAAGGCAAATCAGCCTGCCCCGCCTATCAATGTTAATGTAACCGGTACTGTACCAAATGGAACTGCTGGTTCAGTAGTATTAATGCGTAATCCAAAATTCAAATATGCAAGTGCAGGAATCAAAGTATCCAAGGCTGCTCTACAATCTATTTGGGACATGACTGCTGATAGTGACGGAACTTCACTTGAAGATAAGATTGATAAGTTTGTTTCCGCAAGCTTAGAATTAGTTGAAGAAAGAGCGAAGCGAACTGATAGCGGTAGCGGGTCGGTAGAATCTACTAAAATATTGTCAGTGCAATCATTAGGTGTAGTTACTGGACCATACGGTACTGCGGACAATACATATGCTACTGCTGATCAAGACCCTGATGCAACAGGATTTACTGCTGATATTACTCAGCAGATGGACTATCGTGCAGACTGTGATCCTAGATATCAGTTTATTACCAGATCAAGTCCAAGAAGCTTTGGTTACACTAGTGGATATCTATCGGGTGATGGTCAAGCACCAAATGGATATCCAACAGGTGCAGGTATTAGTTTCCCGCAAAATCCACAGGTAGGCGATTACTTCTTGCGCATTGACTACACACCTCAAATTCTATATCGATGGGACGGTAGACTATGGGTTAGAATCAGTGAGAATGTACGCACCGAGACCGGATTTACATTAGATGATCAGTCGCAGCTATCAGGGTTTATTAACAACCAAGAACAAATCTATCTAAATAATGAAGAACAGTTTATACCGCAGGCACAACCACTATCAAGTGTACTGATGCCTAAGGTTGATCCGGTTCCCCCGACCCCTTAATAAAGAGATACAATGGCACAATTTTTTTACGACAACCAAATAAGAAGATATCTCATTCAGTTTGCTAAGATTTTTAGTAACTGGTATGTTACCAAAGGTAAAGATCCAAACGGTAACGATATCTTGATGCGTGTGCCGATCATGTATGGCGATAGCAGTAGACAGGCATCAACGATTCTAGCTAACAACAGTGCAAGTAATCTGCCCTCTGCACCGATGATCACTTATTATATTAGTGGGTTAGAATACGAACAGAGTAGAACACAGAACCCTACCTTCATTGAAAAACTTCAGGTAAGACAACGGGCGTTGAATCAAGAAACAGGACAATATGAACAGGTCCAAGGTCAAGCATTTACTCTTGAAAGATTGATGCCTGTTCCGTATAAGTTGCGCATCACTGTTGATTTTTGGACTACAAACTATAATCAAAAACTAGAAATCATTGAGCAGCTAGGGACATTGTTTAACCCTGCGCTAGAGCTACAGAGTACAGACAACTTCGTTGATTGGACTTCACTGACTGCTGTTTTCCAAGACGGCTTAACCTTCACTAGCAGAACTATTCCTCAAGGTACAGGTAATCCAATCGATGTACTGTCTTGGAAATTCTATATGCCTGTTTGGATTACTACATCTAGTAAGTTGAAAAAGATGGGTGTTATTCACAAAGTCATCGCTAGTATTTTTCAAGGTAAAGCACTTGAAGATATTCAAGATGAAGATTTGTTATTAGGTACTCGACAAAAGATTACTCCATATGGATATAAATTACTATTGTTAGGCAATTCGTTACAGTTATTGCCCAATAATGAACCCTTCAATCCACCAAATGTTTCACTAGAGCAGCCTAACAATCCTAATACTAGCTTATATTGGTCAAGTCTATTAAATGTATACGGGGCAGTAAAACCTGGAATTAGTCAAATTTGGCTACAGAATCCATACATGGAAGATGATATTGTAGGAACGATTGTTCCTGATCCACTTGATGACAGATATTTGATTTATAGTATAGACCCGGATACTCTACCACAAAATACTATGCAGCCGGTCAACAGCGTGATTAATCCACAACTTAGTGGTCCAAACGCCGGGTTACCCGGACCTACCCCAGGAGTAAGATATCTTATTGTTGAAGATATCGGAGTAGAAGGGGAGTCATCTGTAGCATGGGGCAACCTTATTGCTAACGCAAATGACATTATTGAATATGATAGTGACTTAGGACAATGGGTAGTTGATTTTGATAGCGTAGCAGCAGATAATGTTGAGTTTGTAACTAAT